AAACTCACTGTCCGCATCCTTCGGAGCTTTCTTTAATCCCAGTTTCTTCATCATTGCCACGTACAACTTCATGTTTTCCTGGCGTTTCTGCTCCTTCTGAGCATTGATTGCTCTTCTTGCCAAATCTCTCGAATCTGTGGAATCCTTCAAAATCTTGTCCCTTGTCTTTATGTCCTTGATCTTTTCCAGTTCGTACAAATCCGTAAGCGACAGCTGGTATCCATCCTGTCTCTCTTTCTCCATCAGCGTCTTGGAATCCAGCTTTGCGATATTCAAACGATGTCTGACTGTTTTCTTGCTAAAGCCGGTCTTTTCAGCGATTGTGTCCTCTGTTTCTCCCAGGTCAAGCATCATCTGAAATCCCTGTGCCTGTTCATATACGGTCAGATCGCTTCTCTGTATATTCTCCAAAAGCATTACAGATGTCTGCTCTTTTTCGTCCATATCCGAAACAATGCAGGGAACAGTTTCAAGTCCCGCCATGCGTGCTGCTGTCAATCTTCTGTTTCCGATTACGGTCAAATACTTTCCAGGTTCCTGTGGGTCGGGCACAACAGTTAAATTTTGAAGTATTCCCTTCGCTTTGATGCTCTCCGCAAGTTCCTCAATATCGTTATACGTTTTTCTCACATTGTTTGGGTGGACCTTTACAAGTTCAATGCTGATATTCTGTATTTCTGCCATGTTCTTTTCTCTCCTTTTTCTCCCCGGCATCCGCGGGTGCCGGGATTATATGATTATGCAATGGTACAAGCCGGGGCGCAGCGATGGGCGCTGATGGCGCCGTAGTAGTAGCCGACGTAGCCGCTAGAGCTCACGCACCACGTAAGGTACGAATTGCCACGACTAGCCGAGCGCAAGCGGTGATAATCTGTTTCTCCGTCTGCATTTTTCTTCTGCCGGTTAGTAACATCTTCGTAATACTTATACGGCGTTTTCTTTGGGTCTACTTCGTCCGCCGACAGTAAGAAAAACAGATCTTCTGTATCATCTCCGCTGTTATTCTCTTTCACTACCTTTGTTAGGTAAGGAATGAGCTTTTTGTATCTCTCACGAAATTCTTCACTCTGCAGGTACTTTCTCAATTCTGATGTCTCCCACACATTACTGCCATAATCGCCTGTTGTATCGAACGGTCTTTCCTCCATCACAAGGTCGTGCATCTGAATTGTGATACTGTGTTCAAGGCTCTTGTCTACAAGTTTCTCTGCGTCAATTCCGATGATGTCATGCTGGATAACTTCTCCGTCAAATTCAATATCGATCGTGTCGCCCTCTGAAAAATAATCCCTGGCACGCCCAAGTCTTACAACCTCCTGTATCCATTCTAACGAAATAGGCTGCGTTGTCTTATGTGTCATTGTTACCAAATCTTCGCCATGTTCGGCGTTTTCCCTGTTTCTTGCTTCCTGTGAATGAACCTCTGCCCGAGCGTCATTCCCGGATAACTTCATTGCTGCTTTTGATACCTTTTCTTCTGTAAAATCCAAGAATGCCTCTCGTTCCTGTGCGATAAACTTTTTACTGCCTACTGCCTCCATGCTAAATCCGTAAGCCTTTAATCTGATTTCATTCATCTTCTCTACCTCCATTTAATTCTCATGCGTTCTACTATTGCGAATTTCTTTTTTCCTAACACTCACATTTGCGAGTTTCCAGGGTAAAAAATTACCCCGCTTCCTTCTGTAGTAATCTCAGAAGCGGATGCCACGGTCTTGTACCACGAATACGGCCGATAATCTTCTTGATATTGCACTCTGCTTTGTCGATTTTCACGTACCCTTCATACTTTCCCTGGTTTCTTTCCGTAACCGGTCTGTCGTGGAATCCGTCCGTAATCATAAATCTGCCTTTCGTATCTGCTTCATCCTTGAAAGCCACATAATGCTTATTGCCATGTGCATAATCCCCGACAATTACCATATCTCCTACCTCCCTTCGTATCTGTCGTGAATCGCTATCGGGTAGCTGATCCCGGTAATCTGTTTGAATCTGCTGTCCGATGTGTAAAGAATATTGCCGCCCGCCATATACCAGCGCTTCCTGCAGTGTGCAGGCTTGCAGTCAACATACTCCTGTCCCATAATCTCGCGCTTTTCGATATACACGCACTGTCTGATGTCGTCCGGCTCAAAAGGACCTTTCTGTGCGTCCAGGATATACAATTCTCTTGCGTAAGAAGATATGCCGTTATTCGTGCAATCTCCTAAACTGCTACGATACACCTCTGCGGTCAGACAGCTCTCAATCTCATAGTTGCTCTTCATCCAGTCAAGCACTTCATCCGGATATTTGCATCCGCTCCATAACTCGCCCATAAATACCAGCTCATTATCAAACTCCTGCACCATGTATGTATCATCGTCCAGCTTTACTGCCTGCAACTGAATGTACTCCTTCGTTCTTTCGTCGCACGCAACTCTCTTTACGCATCCGTCAACCTTTCCATATCCTCTGATCTTGTGCGTTTCGATATAGCGATCCAGTTTCTTTTCTGCAAACCCTGCAGGAATGTCCTCTTCATTTACTGCTACATCTCCGCTTTCCAAAACAGCGTACTTATTTGAGATTTCGAACCATGTTCCTTCCAGGTGTAACACAAATCCTTCTTTCTCAATTCTCATGTTCTTCTGCCTCCTTTGCTGCTCTCACTTCTGCGATTCTCACATAGTCCGGGATATGAAAGCCATTTATGATATTCACCGCCTGCAGCTCTGTTAGATTGCACCTGGCCTGCAGTTCTTCCCGCAACTTTCTTCTTTCTCCAATGTCCTGCAGTCCGTTAGACGGCAGGAGCAACGCTCTGTCTCTGTATTCATTTGCTATGGCTCTTGTCAGAATTTCCACTAACTCACCCTTTCCACGTAATCAACGCATCCAGGACTGATTTTTTCATCCTTACAGAACTCCGACCAGCACTCCTGCAATTCTTTGAGGTTCTGAGCGTCAAACTGCGTCTCGTCTCCACCGTTGAAGCCAATGTTATAGGTTCCTCCTCCGGATTTAACTACTCCTTTGCTTGCCTCTCGTAATGTCACACTACATCACCCGCCTTTCTTAATGCGCACTTAGTACATACCGCACCGTCAAGGTGTGATGCCTTAACAACTCCTGCGTCCTCCGGTCTCTGCCAGCAGAGTGTCCCGCATTCCGGGCAACGTACCTTTTTCCAACCAGGTTTTCCCTCCGGTCCGTTTATTACCAGTGGCATGCACAACCAACCACCTCGATCTGTAGCCTTTCTCGGTTCTAACTTCATGTTCACTCTGCCGCCTCCATTTCTTCCAGCTCTCTGATAACTCTCTCTACCGCATATTTTCCATTATTGTTGAGCTGTCTCTGCCATGCACCTACCGACGGTGCCCATCTGAACCCATTGCTTTTCAGAATATCTCTTACCTCCGGTTCCGGCTTTCCTTCAAAGAACAGCTGGATTCTCATAGCCTCCACATTCTCCTTGACCTTGAAAAACTTATTCTCGCTCTCCTGTGTTCCCTGGGACTTCGTTTTCTGCAGGCTCTTGATTCTTCCTTCCAATCTTCGGATATTGGCGTTGTTGTTCGCCAACATATAGTCCGGAAAACCGATTCTTCCGCAGAAGTCCGGTTCTCTCAGCTGGGCGATCTGTTCGTCTGTATATCCCATGTCATGCAGCGTTGCATCGCCTTTTTCTTTGTCCTTCATACGGATTGCTTTGTTGGCCTGCTTCATTCTCTCCTGGTCCTCTCTCAATCCGTCAACCTTATCCTGCAGCTTCTCGATTGCGTTCTCATCATCAGACTTGATAACGTCCTTGCCATAAAAAATTGCCTCATTCTTTCCAAGGATTGCCTCAACCTCTTTATAGTCCTCATGGTTCTTATCCCATGCAGCTACCTGCTTTTCCTTCTTTTTGACCGGGAAGTTTCCTGCTCCGGAAATCATTACCGACGGACACATCATGCCGATCTGAATATCCTTGTTGATGTTCTGAGCCAGTCGTCTTGAATATCTCTCGCAGAGCTTCGACACTCTTTCTTCTTCGGTCGGTCTTGCCTCGATTACCTTCTCTGCCAGCTCGTATGCCTTATCGACCTGTGCCTTGTAACCAGCAGTCTTGCTCCCGGTCTTATACTCGCTGAATGACATCATATCGTTTGCCGTTTTTGCTCCGGCCTCATTGATGCTGAAATACACTCTTTCCATTACGCCACCTCCAAATACTCACCGATTTTCTCAATGTCCAGCTTTACTACCGGATATGTGCAGTAACCGCTTCTTACCATTCTGCCGGTAGCCTGCCCGAAACCGTGTTGCTTGATAAGCTCCATCGCCCAAGGGCGATTATTCGTGTCGATCACTGTCTCGTCCTCTGCAAGTCCGCTTCCTGCAATGCATACCGTGATTCTTGCGATAGGTCCGTCCTCGTTGTTCCATATCTCGATTGCTCTGCTGTTATCTGCCTGGTATCTTGCCACCTGCAGGAAGCAATCTTTATACACCGCCCACTCTGTCCTAACCTCTAATAATGCCATATTACTTCGTCTCCTTTCCTGTGATGATATCGAATGCCTCTTTGAGGATTGCCAGTTTTCTTTCTGCCTCGGTCGCTCTCTTGAGTAATTCCTCAATTTCTCCCGCAGCCTTATTTCTCATCAATCCCATCTGAGCATTCATGCTATTAAGAGCCAGTCCATCATCTGAAATCTGCTTTTTAAGTTCATTAATCTTGGTGCAATACTGAGCATCCATTCTGTCGTAGTCATTCTTCTCTTTTGCAAGCTCTGCCTCGAGTTCCTCGATTCTTATCGCACGGAGTCTCATCAGTCTCTGAATGCCACCTTGCTTTTTCCATGTCTTGCAGAACTCGTCTTTGTCGATGTCGCATCCCATGTACTCTGCTTCAATTTCTCTGTATTCTGCCTCAGTCGGCTCAAACCCTGTTCTCTCGATAAACTCTGATTTCATCATATCTGTTGTCCTCCTACGCCATCTCTAAAATTCTCTCTACGTCTGATCTTCTCTGACGCATCATCAACATTGCTGTCACTTTGTCAATCTGACCGGAAGTGAGGCTTACGATGAAATCTGCCACCTGGTTGTGCATCTTATACACTTCCTGGTACAATCTGTCTGCCTCAGCCTCGTAGCTGTTTGACTTTTCCATATCCAGGTGTTCTTCTTCCATCCAATACTCTGACTGGTTCTCGGCTTCTTCCATTTCAGCCTCTAAAGTTCTTAACTTCTTCAATACTTCCTTCATACAAATACGCTCCTTTCAAATTTGCGAACTGTGTTTCACGTGAAACACTCATTTGCGAGCTGTGCAGGTAAAAAAATTTACCTAGAACATTTTTTTCATTTCCTCAGCCTTCTCTTCGAGGCCGTTGCTTTCAAGAATCCAAAGGTCAAATCGAACTGCCTCGTCGGTGAGTTCGCAACCGCAGTCACTCAGACTGTAAAGCTCGTCGATGATTTCACCCACCATCCAGTTATTTCCTGCAGCTACCATAGCTGTTGCAATGCTCTGAACTTTTGCCTGGCAAAATCTCCATTCATCTGAATACAGGTCGCATTTCTCTCTTTCTTCCAGTGCTTCTCTATAATCTTCTCTGTTATACATAACCACTACCTCCGTGTGTTTTATTTGTTGTTTGATTATGTATATATTATACTTCGCAACTGCGTATTTGTCAATAGGTTTACTTCTAATATGCGTATTTTATCAAAGTTTTTTTACAACAATCTCGTAACCGAGAGCCGCTACCATCTTTGAGAAGCTATCGTATCTCATGCTCTTAGCGTTTCGGTTGAGAGACTGGCTAATGTTCTGTCTCGTAATCCCCATTCTGTCCGCTAAATCCTGCTGGGTCATTTTCTCTTCGTCCAGGATGCAGCGGATCGTCTCCTCTGCATTCGCCGCTTTAATCTCCATCTATTTTCTCCTTTTCTTCTGTCTGACTGTTACTCTTGCCTTTGCAACCAGCACGCCGGTCTTTGTTCTTTCCGGATCAGCGAACCTTAACTGACTTCTGTTCATTTCCAGGTTTTCTTCATTGTCTATCAGTACCAGGTTCTCTATGTTGCAGTTGTCCTTATTTCCGTCCAGGAATGATACCATCTTACCTTCGGGAACCGGTCCGTTGTGTTCTTCCCATACTACCCTGTGGACAAACTCGAACCGCTCCCATTGTTGACCGATTTCTTTAACCTTTCGGATAAGATAGCCGTCTGTCGTATGTGTGCACTCTCCTACTTCCATGTGGTTTGCCGGGACATGACCTTTCTTAAACATCGTTGCCCTGCACTTCTCATATTGTTCCTGGCTCATTGGCTTTCCTTTATTTGCCGGAACGTGTCCTTTTTCAAACCGGCAGTCAACACCGCTGATAATGTCGTGGTTCTTCTTGTATGCCCTGCACTGTTTCTCACTGAACTCTATTCCGAAATGCGCTGACACCAGTTCTGCAATTTCTTTTGTCTTTCTCCCTACCGCAATGCTCCGAATGTAACTTTCCATTCCCTTCGGATATTTTAGTGAGTACCCTTTTGGAACCCCGCCGGTAGTGCCGCTCTTTATGCCATACCGGTTCTTTGCACCCTTTATCGCCGCATCGGAAAATACCATTCCGTACTTCTTATCGAACCTCTGTTGATTTATCAGCTCTGTAACCTGTTTTGTGGTTCTGCCTGGAACATTATCACGCAGCCAGGCGATCACTTCTTCGGGCCAGCCTCTCATTTATGGTTCGCCCCCCCCCGCATGAACTTCGAGCATTTCCGGAACCGCCTTCTGTCTTTCGTACCCATACTCGTCCATGTGCTTCATCGCTTTGTACTGCAGCTCTCCGTTTTTGATAATCTGCTCGCTAATGTCGCATATAGCGTCGGTTCTCTTTAACTCGCTTTCCAGCTCTTCTCCTGTCAGATCATCGTCTCCCAGCTTTTCCAGCTGAGCGAACAGGTGGTTATTCAAGTCTCCTAATGTATTCTTCATATTGCCATCTCCTTCCTTGCTTCGTCTACCGCCAACTCCATCGTTGTATTGAACGGCGTGTTGCAGTCCTCCATCTTATCGAATAATTCGACTGCCTTCTGCAGGAACTCTTCGCTGTCTACCAGTTCCTCGTATTTTTCTTCATCCAGGTTTCCGTTTTCAAACAACCCCTGCAGATAATTCTTTACATCCTCTGTTCTGTCGTTCTTACTCATTGCTCTGCTGATCTCGCCCATAAGTGCCTCGTTGATTACTGCAGGCTCTTCCGTGATGTAGAACCTTGCGTTGCCGCTGATACCTCCGCTGATTTCGTACCTAGTGTCTGTATGCTCTTCCATCAGAATGCTACCTTCAATGCTCACATACTCCTTTGCCTGGGTGTCTGCTATCTGATCTAGTCTATCAATCAGCTGTTTCTCGTCACTGGAAATCGCAACCACAGTTACTCCAATGTCGTCCGGACATTCCCAGCATCCAGCTAACACAAATAAATTTACTGTTTTATTCATCCTCTGCCTCCTTCCAGTCGCCTGCAATCTCTGCGACCGTTCTCTCCAAAATCTTGAACTTCTCCGGATCAATCCAGCTCGGTATCTCTCCGTTTCTTACTCTTTCCTGGTACCGGTTCAAACACAACTGCTTTACTGGTACTGGTCTGCCTATCTGAACAAACATACCTCTCTGCTTGTCCCAGGCAAATGCTCCGTACTCTACATTCTCGACTGCAGCTTTCATAACCTCTATTGCCGCATCCAGTGCTTCCAGTTCCATAGGACCAGGTGGCACCTCTTCGATGTTCCGGATATTATGCAGGTATGTTTCCAATACCGCCGCATTTTCTCTGAATGTCATAATTACTCCTTTCTCCTATACGCACTCTCCTGTGGTTGATTCAATCGTATAGTTGCCTCTGCCAAATTCTTCATCTCCATACTCTTGCGCATCCGAGTATGTCGGAAAATCCTGTGGCATTTCTCCTTCTTGCTTTGGAAATACTGTGTATATCATCCGTCGCCTCCTATCAAAAAATTTCTTTCAATTCATAGCTCTTAACTACTTTCCCTATCTGTCCTTTGATTCTCAGTTCCTCCATCTTTCTTTCAGCAAGTTTCTCCGTGTCAAACATCATTGCCTCGTTTATCTTTACTGTGTATCCGCAGTCCATCTTGAAACTGTACCTCCGGCCAACATATTTCTTTCTCCCGTCTCTCATTGTGATAATGACAAACTTCTCTATACTTGCCTGCGTTCTCATGTACTCCATTGGTTCCTCCTTCCTACAGATACGAACATCCATATCTCTTCCGGAAGGTTTCTCTACCTCCCTTATGGATAATCTTTTTTACTTCGCCTTCCTCCCTGCCTTCATCGATAATCCTTGCAAATTCATCTGCCTTCTGCAAGGCGTATTCTTTTTCCCAGGCCAGCTGTCCGATTATCTTTGACATTCTCTCTGCCATCGGATTTCCATGTATTCTGCAGAGGATGTCTCCCATGTTGTGACAATCATTGCATACCGGTACTTTCAATCCATCCTTTTCGCTCAGTTCTCTGCCAGCGGTACCGAACACCAAATG